CTTCATAAGAAAAAAACGGCAATACACAAAAATAATCATTCATAACACATATTTAACTGCTATCTACATGTGCAGTAATTCTTATATAATCTAAATTTCAATAAATAATCCAAAGGTTCTGGCAAAAAATGCAAAAGAAAACACGCAGTCTATTAGAAGAATTAGATTCAATGTACATTGAGCGCGATCAACGTCATGTGATTGAAAATCGTGCTGCCAACATTATCACCAGTGCCATACGATTACTGGAACACATTGATTCTAGCTATACTCCAGAACAAGCAGAAAATCTGCAACGTAAATTGATTAATGCGATTAGACTGAGAGATCCTGGAAAATTTACCCGCACAGTGAGACGCACAGATGCAAATTCATGAACTAACACAACACCCATTGAACGAAGGGTTCATGGATAGTCTTAAAAACAAAACAGGCACAATGGGCAATACTATCAAAGGTATGATACCAACTGACCAAGAGATCATACGAGGGGTTAAACAGGCTGGCAAAAACATAAAAAATGTTGCTGGGTCTGCTGCAACTGGGGCTAAAAATATCTATAACAAGACTGCATCGGCAGTTGGGCCTACGGCCAAAAGTGCCGCTAGTAGTGTTGCATCAGCAGTCACCAACAATCCTGCCACCAGGGCCTATGATAGATCCACTGGGGTTTTTGGTAAAGCGCCCGGCTATGCATCAACTGCACAAGTTGCTGCCCAAAAATTAAGCAAGCAAGGATTTGGGCCACAATATCAAGCACCGTCAGCTGACTGGCAAGACAAACTGAAAAAAGTTCAAACAGATCCTGCAGTCAAACAGTATATTCAAAGTCTTGTTGCGGCCTGGGCCAAAGCTGAACCAACTGTGGTTGCTAGCACACCTGCTCCTGCACCAAAAGCAGCACCGACACCTAACTATGGTGCAGCAGGCGCCGCACAACTCACTGGCACTCCTAGCACAGTTACAACTACTCCGTTGAAAACACCAGTTTCGAATCAGCCTATCAGCATTGGTGGACAAAAATTAGATCCCAACGATCCAAAAAATGCCAGCATCATTGCTAAATTGCGTCAGCAAGGCGCCATACATGAAGCTGTATCACCAGACGAAGATCAATATGCTGATGCTTTTATATCATGGAGTGATGATCATCTCAAAACACGTGAATCAACCACCGGCGAAACAATAGAAATGGATGATGTTAGAGAGTTACCAGAAATTGACACTGCATTGAACACTGCTTTGGAACAAATTGTAAATACCAGAGGCACTGCACAACAGGCAGCAGCCGTTGCAAAATATTTTCAAGTAGCAGTGGCTGGAGTACAAGCTGTTGCCCAGTCTATTAGAAACAACAATCCTCAGGCACGCACTGGCGGCATAGCCAGTGCCGCAGCCGTAAAACCAGTCATGCAACAAAGATTACGTGCGCTAGGAGTCACTCCTGCACAAATGCAACAGATAGGTCAAATGTTGCGAATCAACAGTGGTGACAAAACATTCAAACGTACCAACAATCCTCAGGTTGATGCACTGTTGATGACCTTGGGAATGACACCAATATGAATATATTCGAAGGCGGTAATGTATTCAAAGATGGCGACGGCCGCGCCTTAACACAACGTATCAATCAAACTGATGTAAAACCTACCTTGGCCTGGCTAGATCAAATGTTGCCAGGCCTGGATCTACAAAACAACACATTGGGCAGCACAGGCCTCAAACCCACATCTGGGGATTTAGATGTGGCAGTAAATGCCAATCTAGTGACCAAAGAACAATTGGTGCACAGATTGTCGCAGTGGGTACAAAGTCATGGATTCAAACCCGAAGATTACATACGAAAAACTGGTACTGCGGTGCATTTTAAAACACCCATAGTAGGTGATCCCAACAAAGGTTATGTACAGACTGACTTTATGTTCTTAAAAAACGTACCGTGGTCAAAGTTTGTGCTGACTGCTCCTGCCAATTCAGAGTACAAAGGCGTTGATCGCAATGTGTTGATGAATAGCATGGCCAAAAGCATGGGCTACAAACTGAATCAAATTGCGGGTATTGCTGACCGTGCTACCAATCAAGTGATCACTGATGATCCTGACAAAGTGGCCAAACTGTTGTTGAACAAATCTGCTACCCGAGATGATTTGTACAGTGTGGAAACAATCATACAAGCATTAGCTAACGATCCCAAACGTGATGCCAAACTAGCAGATGCCCGAGAACATTTTGCCAATCAAGGTGTGCCATTTTTTGAAACTCGTGGCGAATCAGACACAAACTTTTTGGCAAGATTAAGAGATCGTATTGTGAATCAAGGCATGCGCCCTCTAGTAGAATCTGCCAAAGATGTACGTATTGAACATCTTGAAGATCTGGTGTTTGAAAAAGGCAGTCGTGGCATTCGAGAAGCATTGCAAATCATAGCAGATGCAGCTGCAGATACTGCTAGTACTACCACTGTAAAATGGGACGGCAAGCCTGCTATCATATTTGGTCGTAAACCCACAGGCGAGTTTGTGCTCACAGACAAGTCTGGATTCCTGGCCAAAGGTTACGATGGCCTGGCCACCAGCCCAGAACAAATTGCTAAAATCATGAATCAGCGTGGTGGAGAACGTGGCGATCTAATTGCTATCTATGTGAAACTATGGCCTTTGTTGAGTGCCGCAGTGCCTGCCAACTTCCAAGGATACATCCAAGGTGATTTGTTGTACACACAAACTCCACCAGAAATAGCAGGCGCATATGTGTTCAGGCCCAACTTTATTGAATATAAAATTCCTGCGACGAGCAATCTTGGACAACAAATTGGCAACAGTGAAGTAGGTGTGGCCATACACACCAAGATTGCTGACCCAACAAGTCCTGCTGAGCCATTGGGAGATGTCAAACTACGCCCGGTGCCTGGACTGTTGTTGATAACTCCCAATGTAAAAGAAATACAAAACGTAAAGCCCAACGCCAAGTTGGTTGCAGAACTCAAACAGTTACTGAGAGAAAAAGGTCCAGCAATTGATCAATTGTTCAGCCCAATAGATCTTCGCAGTCATGGCATAACTGATCTACCAGCACTGTGCAAACGTTATATTAATTCAAGAATTACCACGAACTTTGACAATCTATTGCCTGGATTTGGCGACTGGTTAAAGGCCAATGTGACACCTAGAAAATTCAACAACATAGTAGAATACTTGCAAAGTCCAAGAAGCAACATTGACGGCATCAGTGCTGCTTTTACTGCATTTTTAGGCTTGCACGATCTCAAAAGCGATTTGTTACAACAACTAGATCGTCAACAACCAGGACAAGAAGGTTGGGTGTTAGCAACTCCTGCAGGCCGTGCAAAACTGGTCAATAGATTTGGATTTTCAGCTGGAAATCGTGCACTCAACAATCCTGAACTGATTGCCTAACCCTTGATTTTATCTCCAAAAGATAAATAAAAGTAAGGCGAGAGCCTACATATTAAGGAGATTTTCAAATGGCATATATTGTCCCAGTATCAGGTGGTGTACAACCAGTATTTGCAACAGACGTACTAAACGGTTCAGTTGCACAAGGCGCAAATCTTGCTAACGCAAGCGTAACCAATTTTCAAGGTCCTAAACTTGACTTTTTCTCATTGACTGCCAACAGTTCTTTGGGTGTAGCAGGTGCAGGAAATGCTTATGGCTACGTGTCTAACGTGTTGCAAGCTATTCAGCAAACATCTACAGTTGCTATGTATCAAGTTAGTCCTGGTAATCCACAAGTGTTGAACATTGCATTGTTCCCCACAGGAGCATACACCACAACAACTTTGGTTGCTGCAGCTCAGCAAGCCAATGCAACAGGTGGATTAAATATCGGTATTTCAACTGGTAACGTTTCTGCTACAGCATCATTCACAACTCAGTAATAACTAACTGATTTAAAACAACCCCAGAATAAAACCTGGGGTTTTTTGTTGACGTTAAATACACATATTATGATGGTCAACAAAATCACTGAAGCAGTTATATACGAATCACCAGATGGTGGCGAAACAGTCTATGTCAGAGAGCATGGTTCCACTCAACGACAGTTGCATAGTCAAAGTCCTAGAGCCATAGACATACAAGAACAATTAAAAGAAGATCAGCTCTGGGGACAAATACGCAGAGCTGCTAAAACAAATCTTGCTTTACAAGATGCACTAGAACAAGCAAAAGTTATCTATCAGCTCAGTAAAAGTTGATCGCAATTTCAATGCGATTTATCTGTAGAACACTTTTTGATATCACTGCCACTGGTGTCACAGGACATGCAAAATCAGCGCGAATGCCTTTCCAGGATCGCACAGGATCCTGGATCACTGACACTGTGGCATGGAATCGTGCAAGAAATCAACAGAGAAATTGGGAAACAATCACACAGATTCTGTCCATGCGTACACAGTTGTTTGATTTGACAGATCCTGTGCGTGTTGATCAGTCATGGCAATTTGAGTTTGCCGCCGAAACTGAAGGCGTGTTTGGAGACCAGCTGGATCCTACTCGGGTACTAAGGTCTGATTCTGAAGGCGTACCAATGATTTTGTATCTAGACAATCAAAGAGATTTACCGTCAATCATTATAACTTCAGGGCCAGAGCAAAACATTTGGTTTGACACTATATCCATAAATAATTGATCTGAGAAAAATATTATGCTAGAAACCACCGACATCGAAAAGAAAAGTTTGGAAGCGCACGTAGAACTTTGTGCCGAGCGTTACAATGCTTTGGATACAAAACTAACGGTATTAGAAGACAAGCTTTCTGGTCTCAAAACCATGATAGTTGAAGTGCATGCACTGGTTGAAAAAATGGCTGATAAACGCACAGATCAGCTGATAGGGTGGGGCATAGGCGTAATTGGATTTCTTACTGCCACTGTAGGCTATCTGCTAACACATTATGTTTTTAAATGATAAAAGATCAAGATTTTGAACGTATTATTCTAAAAGAATTTCACGCACTAGAAAACAATATTCTATGGCAAAATGACAACGGAGACTATGAACTGTTTGGTAGATATCAAATAAGATATATGCAACCAGGATACACGGTGTATTGCGGAGAGCAATGCATGGGAGAATTTTCTACCACTCGCAATGCAGTCAGTTGGTGCATAGCAGATAAATTTGGCAATTACAATCTGGCTCGTGAATTACAGGCCATAGACCGCAAACTAGAGCTATTAAAAAACGATATTTTTGTGAGATCCGCAGTTGCTGATCATAGCAAACGAGCCCAATTTCGCGAAGATATTGGTACCAAATTAGAAACCAAGATCATATACAAAAAAGCCCTGGAAATAGAACTTACCAAATGTGTTAATTGGGCTAAATATAGACAACAACGAGGATTCTTAAATGAAACTGCAAGAACTGGCCGTGCCACAACAAACAAAGCAAGTCGCTAAAGTAATGGAAAGTTATTTTGGCGGCCAAGTTGGTTTTGACCAACTAACACACTCTCAAGCTCGTCACATGCTGGGTCGGGTGAGATCATTAATAACGGAACATCGTCGTCAACCTGAATTTCATCACAGTGAACGCAATCCAGCCTATTTAAAATTGGTCATGATGGAACAGGGCTTGAAAAGCAAACTGAGTGAAACGCCCACGGTATCTATGGGGTCTACTGCGGGAGCAAACCAAAATCAGGCGCAGTCAGCGTCTGGCATGCCTCCAGTGAATCCCACAGTGGCCAACGCTCAGGCTGCCGCTGCTGCTAAAAAGATTGCATCAATCAAAGATCCCAAACAACAGGCTGCAATGAAAAAAGCAGCCGCAGGACAAAATCTAAATCCAGACGAACAACAAATGGTAGCTTCTGTGGCTATGATGCCGCAACAAACTATGGAAAATCGTTTGCGTCGTAATTTGTATCGTACACTGCGTGAAAGCGAAATTCAACAAGCTCAGGTTGTGTTGGCCAGTCAAGACATGGTTGACCAAGTGCAAAAAATGAGCGAAGAAATCAGCAGCATGCAATTCAAAGATTTGCCTGCACTGGTACAACAGATCAAAGATCAAGTTGGTGTTGATCAAGCCATGCAATTCAACACAGATGCTACTGCGGCCTTGGCTGGATTGCTACAAAATTTGCAAGGCGCCAAACAACAACTAGAACAAGCGTTGGGAGTGGTTACTGGACAAGCTCCAATGGTACCTGGCCAAGCCGGTATGGATGCTGGTATAGGCGGTGAAGCACCACCTCCAGAAATGAATCCTGCTGACGAATTGCCTGATATTGATGACATGGAGCCTACTGCACGTCCAGCTGCAGCTGCACTAGGTCGTGGTCGTAGATAATGAAAATCTTTGAGGTTGAAGAAAATCCTGCTGCCGCTAATGCAAAAAAACTAGCGGCCATTAGTATGTTTTTGAGCGGGCGTGCTGGTGATGAATCCGCCAAAAAAGAAATCAGCCAAGACGCATTTATTGACATAGCCAAAAGTATGGGAGTTAATGTTACTGCACAGAACTTGGGAGATTTAATTAATCAAGAGCCGCTGAGTAATATTTTGGAACCATTGGATCCAAATTCTGGTGTGGTTAGATTTGTAGGCAACGAAGATCCGGCTACTGCTGACATGTCCGTGAACCAAGCCCAAGACATAGTAGATCAAAATGCCAAAAAAGCCATGCGCCGAGGCATGAAATAACTCAAATAACTTGACATTTTTTTCTAAAGGCAGTATACTAAATACTTGCCTAAGGCGTTATATTATTATAACCAAGGAGAATGTCATGAAAAAATTACTATTAGCATTGAGTTTATTAGCTGTTATAGGTTCAGCATCAGCACATGGTCCGTATCGTGCATTTGGTTGGCACGGTGGATATTATCATGGCGGCTACGGATGCGGTGGATGTTGGGTAGCCCCTGCGTTAATCGGCGGGGTAGTTGGTTACGAGTTAGCCCGTCCTGAAACAGTTGTAGTTGAACAACAACCTAGTATTGTTGTACAACAATCACAATCTGTAGTACAGGCACCTCCTGTAGGATACCACTGGCAACAAATGATTGACCCACAAACTGGTATTACTAAAGTAGTGGCGGTACCTAACTAATGAAAACTAAAAAATTAATCTTAAAACTCAATCGTGCTGAAATGCAGCACAAGCTTGATAAAGCAAAAAAATTCTGGTTTAAACTTCTTAAAAAAAGTTTCAAACACAAACACACAGAAGTGGTACAATAAATGGCATATTCAGCTCAATTGATTGACCACTATGAGAACCCACGCAATGTGGGTTCTTTCTCTAAGGACGATGCAGACGTAGGAACAGGCATGGTAGGTGCACCTGCATGTGGTGATGTAATGAAGCTTCAGATCAAAGTCAAAGACGGAGTAATAACAGATGCCAGATTCAAAACATACGGGTGTGGTTCCGCCATTGCTAGCTCAAGTCTCGTCACAGAGTGGGTTAAAGGTCGAACACTTGAAGAAGCAAGAACCATATCAAATAGCCAAATTGCTCAAGAGCTTGCTCTCCCTCCAGTCAAAATCCACTGTTCCATCCTTGCCGAAGACGCTATCAAAGCCGCAGTAGAAGACTATCGTAAAAAACACACGGTACAATGATAACAATAACTGAGCGAGCTGCCAACAAAGTAAAACAAGTTATACAACGTCGAGGGCATGGCGAAGGTATTCGTCTAGGCGTTCGTACAACCGGATGTAGCGGCATGGCTTATGTGCTAGAATATGTTGACTGTCCAACTCCTGAAGACCAATGCATAGAATGTCAAGGTTGCAGACTATTTGTAGATCCCAAAAGCAGTGTTTACCTAAATGGATTGACTGTGGATTACGTCCGGCAAGGCCTTAACGAAGGTTTTGAATTTAATAACCCCAACGAACGTGACCGTTGCGGTTGCGGAGAAAGCTTTAGAGTTTAATTTGTATAAACAAAAATTTGAATATCACTCACTGTCAAGAGAATCAGTAGATGGCAAGCGATTATATGCTACTCCCGACGGGAAACGAGTCCCTAGTGTTACTACTGTATTAGACAAAACAAAACCAGAAGAAAAGAAACAAGCTCTCAATGAGTGGCGCCGGCGTATAGGTGTGGATCGTGCACAGGCCATCACAACAGAAGCTGCTAATCGTGGCACACGTATGCATACATATCTTGAACGCTATATCAAAGACGGTGCTATGCCTGATCGTGGATCAAATCCTTACGGATGGGATAGTCACAAAATGGCACAGTGTGTGATTGATCAAGGATTGTGTAATGTCAGTGAAATATGGGGAGTAGAAATACCTCTTTATTTTCCTAGTTTGTATGCAGGAACCACAGATGGTGTGGGCATACACTTAGGTGAAGAAAGCATACTAGATTACAAACAAACCAACCGGCCTAAAAAGCAAGAGTGGATTGAAGATTATTATCTACAACTAACAGCATATGCACTAGCACACAACGAAGTGTATGGTACTAACATACGCAAAGGCGTAGTATTAATGTGTGTAAAACCAGGTGACAACGGAATTCCTGTGTATCAAGAATTTGTATTGGAATCTAAAGATTTTGACTACTGGTCTGACCAGTGGTGGCGCCGTTTAGAACTATACTATTTGTCCAACTAAATACACAATAGATTCAAGGACAAAACCGTGGCCATTGTACAGATTAGTCAAATAACCAACCGTTTAGGTTTACAACAAGATTTGCCCCAGTTGGCAGGTGCAGAATTTGGCTGGAGCACTGATACTAGGCAGCTTTACATTGGCAATGGCACGCTGGAACAAGGTGCGCCTGTAATAGGTAATACTGAAATTCTTACCGAATTCAGTGATATTCTAGCGCTCAATAGCAGTTACACCTATAAAGGCGCTGCTGCAGGTTATGTGGTTCAAACAGGTCCTACAGCAGGAACACCAGTTACGCAAAGCCTACAAAGTTGGTTGGATCAATTTGCATCAGTCAAAGATTTCGGAGCAGTAGGCGATGGTGTCACCGACGATACTGCGGCTATTAATCGTGCACTGTATCAATTGTACTGTAGAGAAGTTAACCCTCAAATCAGACGAGGGTTGTTCTTTCCAGCAGGAGTATATCGTGTCACGAATACCATCAATATACCTCCTTATGCCACACTGTACGGCGAGGGTATTCAAGGCAGTGTCGTACTCATGGATGCTGCTACCGGTCAACTAGTGGCACAAACTGCTGACAGTTTGCAACAAACAGGCGCTAACATTGCCAGCAATGGTGCTATCCCGCCAGAATACATAACTATTTCCAACATGGGATTTCACTCGCAGGACACCGCAACCTCGGTCTTCATGATACAAGATGCCACCAATTGCCGTTTTGAAAATGTTAGTTTTGCTGGCCCAAGAACTCAAAGTAATTTGACCACTGATGCTCCCGCTACCAGTTGCATACAATTTGCCAGTACAGTCACACTGATTTCAGAACAGATTGTGTTTGATGGATGTATATTTTCTGGCACAATCTGGGGAATCAATACTGATCAGCAGATACAAGGCGTTACAGTTGTGAATAGCAAATTTGATACCTTGTACAAGGGTATACTATTAGGAACAAATGCACCTCCTGTGAGTGGCAGTCCGACCGGTGTAAAGATACACAATAACGTATTTGATAATATCTATGCAGAAAGCATTGTTTTTGGCTCTTATGCAACACTATGTGCTACTGGATACAATATTTTTTATGATGTAGGCGATCATTTCCAAGGAACTATAAATCCTTATACAGTAATCATTGACATACAAAATGCCAACAATGTGTCTATAGGTGACATGTTTGAACGTAGTGATGCTTATTCTACAACATTTGTCAGAATAAATCTAAACAACACTGCTAGTATTGCTATGACCAATGGTGCACAATTGGCCCTGGGTACATACGTAATTGAGACTGGTCAAACCATTGAAATAATTAATAATTCCACAGTGACTATTTTTACCATCAACACTGATGTAACTCGTGCCTTTAGTGTGAACTATACTATCTTGAGAGGCAATAGTTATCGTACAGGCACCATGATGGTGGCTACCAACAGTGGTCCGGCAGATTTGACCTACACTGAAGATTTTGTGGAAAATACAGGACATTATCAAGGTATCAGCACACAAGGATCACCTGGCACCGGAGTAACACTTGCGGTTTTACAAACTGCCAATACCACTGCAGCCACATTACAATATACTGCCAGCAATGCTGGTATCAATGGTACAATGACCTATTCTATCAATCATCTTGCCTGATGTGGCCAAGTGAATTTGCAGACAGGCTTGACGCTTGGTACCAACTAAGAACTCATGCCCAACAATTACCACCAAGCTCTGCGCTGATAACCATTAACGACTGGTGGTTATCTACACCTTGGCATGCATATCATTTGCATTGGGACGATGTCGAAGATTGGCCAGATCCTTGGACTCTTTTGAGCGACAACGTCTATTGTGATGTTGCAAGAGGGCTTGGAATCCTGTATACTATAACTTTGCTAGACCGTGAAGATTTAGCCTGTGCAAGCTTGGTTTTGACCGAGGAAGGTTATAATTTAGTCCTGTTGGATCAAACAAAATATATATTGAATTGGGAAAAGAATACTATCGTAAATACCAACCAAGAGGTTAAAGTTAAAAGACAGTTAACTCAAAAACAGATACAGGCCCAGTATCTATAACAACAACATGAGAGTAAGATGACACAAATATCCGTAGTTAAGAGAAGCGGCCAAAGAGAGCCATTGATGATTGAAAAATGGCAGGCACAGGTAGCCAAAATATGCAAAGGTACAGCAGATGTTAGTCAGAGCATGATTGAAATCAAAGCACAGTTGCATTTTTATGATGGAATCAAAACTGAAGAAATTGATGGTATAACACTCAGAGCCATTGTGGATCTAATAGATGTAGAAACCAATCCAGATGTAGGACACACCAACTATCAATATGTAGCAGGTAAACAAAGATTATCAATGTTACGCAAAGATGTGTATGGCACTTACGATCCTCCGCATCTTTATGAAATAGTAAAAAAGAATGTAGCAACAGGATTGTATACTGCAGAATTGTTAGAATGGTACACAGAAGACGACTGGAATCGCATGAACGACATGATTGATCATGACAAAGATGAATCGTACTCGTATGCCGCTATTGAACAAATGATTGAAAAATATCTAGTAAGAAATCGTGCAACAAAGGAAATATATGAGACTCCGCAGGTTAGATACATGGTGGCAGCTGCTACTGTATTCCATAAAGAAGAACCCAACACCGCAAGAATGCGCTATATCAAAGAATACTACCAGGCAGCGTCGGACGGACTCTTCACTTTGGCCACTCCTGTGCTTGCTGGCCTTGGTACTCCTACTAAGCAGTTTAGTAGTTGCGTCCTTATTCGATCCGACGATGATCTTGATTCCATCTTTGCCAGCGGTGAGATGATGGCCAAGTATGCCAGCAAACGTGCCGGCATTGGATTGGAAATTGGTCGACTGCGCCCATAGGTAGTCCTATACGTGGCGGAGAGATCATGCACACAGGTATGATTCCATTTTTAAAAAAATGGTTTGGAGATTTGAGAAGTTGCAGTCAAGGAGGTATTCGCAATGCAAGTGCTACAGTATTTTATCCCATTTGGCATCTTCAGTTTGATGACCTTATTGTTCTTAAAAACAATCAAGGCACAGAAGAAACAAGAGTTAGATTCATGGACTACGGAGTTGTCCTTAGCGCATTCTTTTGGAGACGCTTTAAGAACAAAGAAAATATCACATTCTTTGACCCGAATGAAGTACCCGACCTATATGAAGCCTTTTATCGTAACACAGAGAAATTTGAAGAACTGTATGTGAAATATGAAAACACTCCGGGTCTTCGTACCAAGATCATGAGTGCAGACGATGTGTTTCGAGGAGGCATATTAAAAGAGCGCACTGATACAGGGCGTATCTACTTGGTGTTCATTGATAATGTTCAGAATCAAGGCCCGTTTGATCCTGAGTATCATACCATTTACCAGAGTAACCTTTGCTGTGAAATTCTTTTACCTACTAAATCCTTTAAACGTCTGGATGATGTGTCTGGTCGTATTGCTTTGTGCACCTTGGGTTCAATCAACTGGGGGGCGTTCCGCAACCCAGAAGATATGCGCCGTGCTTGTCGCATACTGCATCGTAGTCTCAATAACATACTCGATTATCAGGATTTTCTTTCTGTTCAATCCCGTCGTTCAAACGACGAAATTAGACCACTGGGAATTGGAATTACCAATCTTGCTTACTGGCATGCCAAACGAGGATTTCGATATGGAGAGAAGGATGCACTACAAGATGTTAAAACCTGGATGGAACATCAGGCCTACTATCTGACAGAGGCCAGCGTAGAATTGGCCCAGGAACGTGGGCGTTGTGAGCACAGTGATCATACCTGGTACGGTAAAGGAGTGTTTCCTTGGGAACGCCGAGCCAAAGGTGTCAATGAACTAGCAGACTTTACACCAGAATTAAACTGGGAAGGATTACGTGGAGCCATGCGAGGCTATGGCGTACGCAATGCCACACAGATGGCCATTGCACCAGTAGAAAGTTCCAGTGTGGTAATCAACTCAACCAATGGCATTGAAATGCCCATGAGTCTTATTTCAGTCAAAGAATCAAAGGCTGGTAGTTTAACTCAGGTAGTTCCAGAGTATCACAAACTCAAAAATAAGTATCAATTGATGTGGGAACAAAAAGATTGTGATGGTTATTTGAAAACTGCAGCGGTGCTGGCCGCCTATGTAGACCAAAGTATCAGTACCAATACATTCTATAATCCTGCACATTTTGAAGGACGCAAAGTTCCGACCACCTTGATTGCCAAGAACCTCATGCAAGCACATGCCTGGGGATTAAAAACTTTTTACTACAGTCTGATCAACAAGCAAGGATCAAAATCAGTCGAAGAAGATACACCTTTGGAATTGATTGATTTCAGTGAAGAAGAAGATTGCGAAGCTTGCAAGTTATGAAAAAAATTCTAGCCAGAGTTACAAGCGAAGTCTTGTTTTACTTTGGACACTGTATAAGTTTTCCAATGACTTGGTTCGACTGGCCATGGTTATATCCCACATACAGTCGATTTATGTGTTGGAGTTACGATGTGCAGGATTGGGCAGGAAATGAAGAACCTTGGGAGAAAATAAATGAGCCAACAACAATATAATTTAAAAAACAAAACTGATTATTTACAACGCAAGATGTTTTTGGACCCAGCAGGCCCAGTCACAATTCAGCGATTTGAAGAAGTCAAGTACAACAAACTCACCAAGTTTGAACAAGAGGCACGTGGATTCTTTTGGGTGCCAGAAGAAATATCATTGACCAAGGATTCGCAGGATTTTAAAGATGCCACAGACACAGTAAAACATATTTTTACCAGTAATCTACTGCGTCAGACTGCCTTGGACAGTTTGCAAGGTCGTGGCCCAACGCAGGTGTTTACTCCTGTGTGTTCTATACCAGAGCTTGAAAGTTTGATGTACAACTGGGGATTTTTTGAAACCAATATTCACAGTCGCAGTTATAGTCATATTATTCGCAACATCTACAATGTGCCTAAAGATATATTCAACACCATACATGACACAAAAGAAATCATTGACATGGCTTCTAGTGTGGGTCAGTACTATGATATGTTGCACAAAATGAATTGTGCGGTTGAGTTAGGGACCTGGGCGCACGAAAGAGACAGTTCGGTAGGTGTACTAGAAACTGAAAAAGAACACATTAAACTGATCTGGTTGGCTCTGAATGCTTCGTATGCACTAGAGGCCTTCCGCTTCATGGTCAGCTTTGCCACCAGCTTGGCCATGGTTGAAAATCGCATATTCATTGGCAACGGAAACATCATTAGTCTGATCCTACAGGATGAATTGCTACACAAAGAATGGACTGCCTGGATTATTAATCAAGTGGTAAAAGAAGATCCACGATTTGCAGCTGTCAAGGCCGAATGCGAAAGTGAAGTGTATCAATTGTATCAGGATGTGATCCGTGAAGAAAAACAATGGGCCGACTATTTGTTTAACAAAGGTCCTGTGATCGGCCTTAATGCCACTATCCTGAAAGAGTTTGTGGACTACACTGCCGCAGGCGCACTAAAAGATATTGGTATCAAATATCAAACACCTGCACCTAAGACCACACCTATACCCTGGTTCAACAAACATGCCAATACCAGTAATAAACAAACTGCGTTGCAAGAGAGTGAATCAACCAACTATGTTATCGGCGTCATGAGCGATCAACTGGATTACGACGAATTACCAAACTTATAAGGAGAATAAAAATGACAGCAGTAGTATGGAGCAAAGATCATTGCCCCTATTGTGTTCAAGCAAAAAATCTGCTTGAATCAAAAGGAATAGATTACGAAGAACGCAACATCAATGAAAATTATACCAAGGAACAACTGTTAGAAGTTGTGCCTACTGCAAGAACTTTGCCGCAGATTTTCATTGACGATAATTACATTGGCGGGTTTACAGAACTTCGCCAACACTTACAAGGTCAAAATGAAAATTGAATTAAACAAGGTTTATACTCTTAAACTAACCAACGCAGATGAAGTTGTTGCTAAAATTACAGAAGACAACCAGGATCATTATGTGGTAGAAAATCCACTGAGCGCAGTACCAACTGAAAAAGGCATACAGTTGATTTTTACTGTGTTTACTGGAGATCCCAAGCAAAATATCACTATAAATAAAACAGCAATTGCAATGATCTGCCAAACACGCGAAGAAGTCTGCGATCATTACCTAGAAGCTACCACAGGCATCAAGGCAGTTCGCAACAGCAGTAAAATTTTGTTAGGATAATACCATGCCAGGACCAGTGCAACGAGTAGGTGATACCAACATCATGGGTGGAGTCATAACCACTGGTGATCCTACTGTGCTGGTCAATGGTAGGCCAGTGGCCACTATTGGCGAAGTTGTCACACCGCATTTTTGTTGCGGTAAACCTAGCTGTCCTCCTATACATTGTTTTGCACAGACTACCAGTTCCAATCCCACAGTGTTGGTCAATGGCAGACCCATCTGCACTTCTGGTGATCCAGACACTTGTTTTCACACCAGAGGCAGTGGCAGTTTTGATGTGATAGTAATTTAATGGCCAATAATCCCAGTATACTAACCCCACTGCAAGTAAATGTCGGTGCAGGTATGTTGCAGAATCAAGGCATTGCAATCAATGCTGCATTTTCCAATGCCATTGCCAATTATGGCAATGTAACCTTGATCAATACTTTGTTAGGCACCATTGGCAATGCCATTGCTACTTCGGCAATCAGCAATGCCACTATCGCTGAACTAAACGTGTTGGCCAGCAATTCATGTCCTGCCCTGGCAGATTCAATTCCTTACACCTATATTACCAATCTTGATGCAGATGCACAGGTAGGCAACAACATTGTTGGGTTTACTAGCATACTCACGCTTTCTGCCAATCAAATCATTGGCAACGGCGATGTCAGCAAGTTTTGCCAAACACTGAGTCAAGCCCAGGGTCACAATGTTCAAACTGCTACTTTTGTAAATAGCGCAGTGAATGGGCAAAACTACTTGGGTTCAACCTTTACTGGCATGGACAGCATGATCACTGGGTCAGTTAGTGCAGTGAATTTAGCTACTACTGCATTTGGTCAGGATTTAACCAACCTGGGCCAGCTGATTGATACTAGCAATTTGAACAATCTTGGCAGTCCACTTGCACTTGTTCAACAAATTTATCGAGTGGTAGGAGTCTTACCTGCACTGAGCGTGGCATTTGTGTTGGCTGGCATATCACAGGATGTGGTGGTAAATTTATCTGATCCTACTGTTAGTGTAGCTGATTCAAATCAGAAATTAATGTATAATGCAATGACACAAATCACTGGAGATACACTATCACAGATATTGACTGTGCTCAATGTAAAGACTGTGGGAATTGCAACCATGGCAGATTTGTTAAATCCTTTGAAATTATTTCCAATAAGCTTTCAAAGTTTAACAGTGCCAATTGGACCAGATACTTACCCTATCTATGTTGACAATCAAGGCACAGTTAATACCAGCTTGCTCAGAGTTTTGCCATCTTATGTTTTGACAGGTGCCACATGATCACACTAGATAGACTACAACAAATAATCCCAGCCAACCAAGCCTTGGCTAACAAGGCATTGAGTGTGGCCCTACAACAGATTGCTGGGATCAGTAATAATCCATTGCCTGTGATGGCCAATGTAATTTCACAATTAGAAACCACAAAAGACTTACCATTGGTAGAAGGACTAAATCAACCTGTGCCTGCTGATGTAGCGGCTTTCTACACATCAACGTTTAATCAAGGCAGCTATTCAACTGCTCAAACCAATATTGTGAACTCAATTGGAGTTCCATCTGGTATTGGATACACTGATCCTATTGCAGGAGCCATTGGCAATATTGCCACAATGAATGTGGTAAGTTTAAACAACACATACCAAGTCATGGCCAATGTGGTTGCAGGCGATTACAACGAACCAAATCCAGACCCACCTTACAATACGTTTGTGGTTATCCCGTCAGGCACTCCGTATGCCGGAAGATACACAGATTCCGACACTTGTTTCAATACTGCATTGATTCCTGGAGCAAGAGCCAACATTGCAAACTTGGTAGTAAGTTATCCCACACAAACTACGGCCATGAACAACAACTGGTACGGTATGGGCAATCAGTTCTCAAACGAACAATATTCTCAGTATCAGGCCAACATAAATTTCAGTCAACAAACTGCAAATCAACAAGGCAGTATTTTTGGTTTTGTTTACAGTTTGCCTACCTATGCCACAGACACTGACCAAGGCGGAATGAGTCAGTATCTTGAAGGAGTGGCTGATCTCAGCACATTCACTGGCCAATGCATAGTGGGTGCGTTACGTGAAGGTCGCAATAGTGTGGCATTGAGAAATGCTGGAGTAACTACCAATAACACAATTCCAGCCAATCCCATCCCACCAACGCCTACTGCCAATTTGATACCATCGACCTATACACCGGCACAGGCGGCTGCAAGTCCTGTGGTACATACACATTGGGCCAAAGGGCTAAACACCTAAGTGTTGCATTTACGCAACACACCAATTTGACACCAAAATTGCCTCATGCTATAATAACAGCATGAATCGCAAAATAGACTTTTATTTAGAATGGTTGGCTACCGCAGTTTGCATTGTGGGAGCCTTGTTTACTTCACTCAACTATTATCCATTAGGACCAATATTACTCAACGTTGGCACCCTAATTTGGCTCATTGTGGCCATCATGTGGCAGAAACCCAGTTTGATAGTGATCAATGCCACAATACTTGCGATTTATACAGTAGGCCTGATTGTAAAATTGTTGTAAGGATCCCACATGAAAAATGTAGACAAGGTATTAGAAACTGTTGACTTCAACATTCGTATGTTTTCCAAATACACCAGCGATTTCGATCAACAAAGACTAGCCAAGATGATTCAAGAGCGAGCGGAAATCGTCAAAATGCAACAAGGCAAAATGGAATATACAGATATGAGCCACGGAGCTCGAGAATGGTTTTTTGAAATGCCAGCATGGGGTACTTACGGAACTTGATGTTGTGAGAAAACCACACTGAATTTGACACAAAATTTACCATTTGCTATAATAACAGCATAGTAAGAAAACAGGAGTTCACATGGAATTTTACGTTGAAGGTCGCAGTCGTGCTGCAAAATATGTAGAAAATCTTTTGCCATCCATGCTGGCCCAGTTGAACCTTACAAGAAGCCGTAAATTGCTTCACATCAAATTAGACCCAGAATTAGAAGACTTAGGCACCACTGTGCCACTCACAGGTATTGACACTTATTTGGTTGTGCTTCGCCCTTGCAAAGATTTTCTGGCATTGGGCGCCACCCTGGCACACGAACTTACTCACGTGGCACAGATGGCTCGTGGCACACTAAAAATCACCAAAAATGGCCGTAGGTGGAATGGTCGTTACTATCGCAAAGATTATCCATATCTTGATCAACCCTGGGAAATTCAGGCCTTTGCCCAGCAAGAAATTGTCTTGCGCAGAGCCCTGGAAGCATAGTGTTGTGCAAAAACAACACAAAACGGTTGACCAAAAACACCCAATTTGCTATAATAACAGCATAGTAAGAAACAAAGGAGCCCAAAAATGCGCAGAAAACAGATTATCAAAGGCTTTAAAAACAACCAAAAATTCCGTGTAATTTTCAAAGGCGATGGCTCCGAGAATGACATCGGTATGTACATGACAATTCAGCAAATGAGCGAGCAGTTTGCCACAGTCAATGCTCGCAGTCTGTGTTGGGAGGCCATGGAAAAATTGGCTAATATTCGCCAAGCAGAAAAACAAGGTGGTGGTATCATGCCTGTCGGGCTTGGTGCTACTATTCGTAATCGTCAAATTCAAGTTGATCTAGTTTAAGGAGTCAACATGTCCTACTATGTTTTCAAACACAACAAAGACTACGGTCCTCGTGCAGGACTTGAAGGGCCATTTCACTATCCCAACGGTCAGGTTCTCTACTATGATCCCAAGGCCGGCGAGTACTATGACCCCACCACAGATTTTTACGTAGAGCGTGACGATGTGGCTCGTTTGCAAAATAGTATTTTTGACATTATCAGGAGTTAACAATGATAGTTTCATTTCCAGCAGAACAGATGGTACGATCAATTTTGAGATCTTACGAAAAATATTATATTCGCACTCGTGAATATAAAACATATAAAACTCTGACCGTTACTGCCGTCGGCGGCACCTGGGGCAATGATGCGAAACTATTGCATGTCATTAATGGTCTTTTCTTCATGGCTGGTTCCACAATGCCGGTGGCAAAATTCAGTCGTAACAGTAAAAATTTGACAGTTAAATTGTCAAATAAAATGTAAGGAATTAAACATGATATTTGAAAACACAATTCTAAACAAGGTAGCCGGTGTCATGGGATTTTGTGGCCACACTGAATTTTACAATGGCACTCTTTTTGTCAAGTGCAACGAAGCACAGGCTCGCACAATCTATCATAGGCTGGCACATGACTATCCTGGGTGTGTGCGAATCAATGTGATAGGCAATGAGTATGCATTTGATTTTGTGGTGCCCGCTGAACGTGCAGAGGTTGAAGAAGAAGAAATTTACAGTCCCTATCTTGGAGCACTGTGATGGATGAGCCTAAAAAAGTTTTTACATATCGAGCAGATATGAAACTGACGCCGGCGCAGGTAGGCATATACTTTACAGCAGTTCAGCACATACAACAACAGTTGGAAGAAGCCGTCATGCGTGGCAAGCAAGATCAAGGATTTCCTGAGGCTAGCCTGGTAATTGACTATATTAAAAACCTAAAAGGAGAATAACATGGGATTAGATATGTATGCCTATGCGGCAGTTAAACAAGGACAGTACCGTGAGTTTTACTCAGGTGCCACCTATGTCAATAATGAACCAGAAAATCCCAGTGTGACCCAACCCAGAGAATTGGCCTACTGGCGTAAGCATCCTAACCTACACGGCTGGATGCGACAGTTGTGGAACCGGCGTGGCAACGAAGGTAGTTTCAATGGCGATGAGCTAGAATTGTTCCGTGAAGATCTTGACAATCTTGAACAGGATGTGCTGGATAATGCACTGCCTCAAACATCGGGATTTTTCTTTGGTGATGATTCTGCCGAATACTATCGAGCACAAGATTTGGAATTTATCAAGACTGCTCGATATGAGTTGTTCATGGGCATGCGAGTGTTTTACAACAGTTCATGGTGAAGCAGATGAAAATCTTGGCAGTATTTTTGGCATTGGCAGTGGTTGGGTGTAGCACAGTACCGCAGGTGCCGGTTAACTATGCACCGCCCACCTGTGCTACTGCTAGAACGCAGATTCCATATCTGGAACAACAATTTGCCATATTTCAAACTAGTCGTCGAGGTTGGCCCGAAACTGCCCAAGATCGGCAGTGGGTCAACAATGTTAAAAATACCATTTGGTGGTTGAGGTCAACATGTCCAGCAGGCTATCTTTAATCGTTCTAACATTGTTTGTGAATTCAGCTCAGGCTGACTGTTACAGTCGCATTGCTATGAACAATCGTGTTCAAGATCAAATGGTGGCCATTGCCAACATACAAAAAACAGTGACGCCTGTGGGGGACACACAGAACAAATGTGTGGTAAACTTTCGAGCTCAAGTGGCTGGAGAATGGTACACCATTGAAGGCGAAGCCGTTGGACCACGAGTTCCAAATACTGACCCACTGTGCACCCAGGCCTTGAACTCCAGTCGTAGAAAATTTCTAACTCAATCTGGTGTGAATTCTGTAAGTGTGGAACAAGACATGGTTTGCACTGATCAAAGCATAGCCCGAACTCATGCAGTAAAGATTGGTGATCAAATACGAGAAAGCGAAGTTGCTCCACATCCAACTTATCCACGTAGATTTGAATATCGTAATACATTTTGTCGGTGGTTTATAGAAACTGAACCCAGTGTGGGTGATATCATACAACGACAAGGTATCATTTGCCGAATTCGTGATGACGAATGGCAAGTGGTTGACAAATGGTAAACATTCTGTTACAATTAATTTATTAGTCACAATCCACAGGAGAAATCATGAAACGTCTAATTATTGCCAGTGCCGTGCTTGCTGTTCTAGCAGGTTGTTCCACAGTGCCGCCACAGGCATCTGCACCAATTCCGTCAGTGACGCCACCTGTGACCAAGGATCAGACCATTGCAGCTGCTGGCAAGGTAGAAAGTCCAATGACCATTGACTTGCCTACTTGGTATATCAAACCCCCAGAAGCCACTGACGATTACATGTATTTTGCAGGCACAGGAGTAAGTTCTGATTTGGCCATGAGTCGTGAAAAAGCTGTGCTAGATAGTCAAATGAAAATGGCAGACACCTTGAATGGTGTACTAAATGCCATGATCAAACAACAAAAATCTGACAACGCAGGATCAGTGGTCACAGACAAGACCAGTGTGACAGTGAAGAAAATCATTGCCAACACTGTGATGACAGGTTTCAGGATTGAAGATGCCAGAGTTGTCAGCGAAAATCGCAGTTATAGAACATTTATTTTAGTTCGTTACCCAGTGGGCGATGCCAATAGACTGCTCAAAGCGCAACAACAGCAACGTAGTCAAAATACAGATTCAGACGAAGCACTACAACGCGAACTTGATCGCGAGATACAACCTCAGGCCAAAACCAGTCCTGTAAGTCAAGCCGCTCCTGCAGTAGCACCAGTGGCTCAGGCAACATCTGCAGTGACCACTGTGAATTTGTTGCCAGTTGACAACGAGGAATACAAAGCTAGACGAGATGCCGCGCTACAAAAGCCTGGTGCAGTGATTGGTCAAGTGACCATACGATAATGCCAGCCTTTATGACAGCTTCAGGAAAGCGTAAATATATGAGTCTCGACGGCGTAGGAGTAGATTTCTCCGACAAAAAATTCAAAGGACTTAAATTGGCGGCAGATTGGATCCGCGATCTCGAAAGCAGTGACAGTAGAATACACAAAGAAAAAGTAATTGAAAAAGCACTCATGGCATCCCGACTAGGCAGTGCCAATGCTGAATGTTTTCTTTTCAACTGCTATCAAGCCTACAATCCATTTTATGTGTTTGGAGTAAGACAAGTTCCTGAAACAGTTGGCCTTGAAGGCCGGTCTAATCCATGGCCCGCATTTTGGGGACTGTTAGAAGCCTTGCGCCTTCGTAGTGTGACTGGCAATGCTGCTCGAGAATCCATTGAGCAGATGAGTCAAGAGTTTGACAGTGATGAGTGGAATGGTCTGTGTCGCAGAGTTATCATCAAAGATCTACGCTGTGGTATCAGTGAAAAAACACTGAACAAAGTGCTGGGCAAAACAGCATGGAAGATTCCTGTGTTTAGTTGTCAACTGGCACAAGACTCAAATGATCACCCTGCCAAACTAAAAGACACCAAACGCCTGGAAGTCAAGCTGGATGGCGTACGAGTACTGGCAGTTGTGACCAGTAACACAGTAAACTTGTTCAGTCGCAACGGCAAGCCGTTTGAAAACTTTCCACAAATCTCTGATGCGTTGACACCGCTATTAAATAAATTACCAGGTGTGGATTTCAGTGGTGGTCGTGGTTATGTACTGGATGGTGAGATTGTGGGCGAAAGTTTTCAACAACTCATGCGCCAAGCACATCGAAAAAGTGATGCTCGTACTGACGGTATGATCTATCATGTGTTTGATATTGTGCCACTGCCGGCATTTAGAGAAGGCATATGGAAATATGATCAGGCTATACGTTTAGAAATACTTGATAAATTCAAGCCTCTACTGGATACAACAGACTGCGTCAGAATCATGCCAGGCATGACAGTTGATTTAGATACTGCAGAAGGGCATGATGTCATGCGTAGGTTTGCCGAAGCAAGTGTAGCACAAGGTTATGAAGGCATCATGATCAAAGATATAGATGCACCCTATGAATGCAAACGATCCAGTGCTTGGATGAAATGGAAACCCACCATAACTGTAGACCTCAATATCACAGGATTTGAGGAAGGCACTGGTCGCAATGCAGGCAGGTTGGGTGCTATAATTTGTGAAGGAGTCGACAATGATAGAGCTATACGTGTTAATGTTGGTAGTGGCTTGTCTGATAGCGATCGTGATCAGTATTGGAGTGCCCGGGGCGATTTGCTCGGTCGAGTGGTTGAAGTACAAGCTGACGCAGTTACTCAAAATCAAGACGGATCATACTCATTGAGATTTCCAAGATTTGTAAGATTCCGTGGTTTTGAAGCAGGGGAGAAATTGTAATGCAAGCAGTCCTAGTAATTGTTATTGAGCTATTGATCGGCTTACCATCATGATCTTATGGATTGGTATTGCCGTAATAATTGCATTGTTGACCGGCGAAGGTGACATAGCACTTATGTTGATTGCTATTACAGTAATACTACAGATATTTTGATATGAATAAATCGTGGACATTGACCATTGAAGAAGATCCAGCAACAGGTGATGGTATATTAACATTTCCAGAAGACCTACTTGCCGAAACAGGTTGGCGTGAAGGAGATGTAATAGTATGGACTGATCTCAAAGACGGTTCATGGCAATTAACCAAGAAAGTCGACCACGAGGCCATCACGCCCGAGGAAGAAGAAGCTTGGAGAGAGTTAGATAAACAACTAAAGGAAAAACAAAATGGCAAAAATCAGTGATAAATTAGCAAAAGTCAGTGACAACTTTACTGTCAACATGTATGACAACGGTTTCATGGTTGAAATTGGCGGAAGGAATGAAGAAGATGATTGGGCTACTTCAAAGATTCTTTGCAATACTTTGGATGATCTTATTGCAGTGATCACCGAAGCAGCTGCAATGACTAAAGAATAATACATGGCATACGATTCAAAAGCAATTAAATTGCCTAAACAAATCAAACGCTCAGCGGCATTGATTTTAGATCCACACAAACGTGGCGAATTTATTCGTGGATTTGTTCGGATCATTGAGTCTGAAGGTCGCGGCAGAAGCAGTAGCAATCACAAAAACAAGTCCGACAAATCGTAAAAGGATACGCAATGAGCACCAAAGACATGGTTGATGCGCTGATTACCAGAGCAAAAAATCTAAATGAATATACCATTACCACTGATGTTCCAGAAAACTTTAGATTTAATGGGGTGATACCTTTTGACATGTCCATCACCGACGGCATAATTTATGCCAAAGTATGGGCACTAGAGTTCGACGAAGCTGTAAAAACATTTGATCAATACTTAGAAACTTGCCGATGACTGATACACATCAATGCAATGTCTGCAGTTGTGAATACACCGACGACGAAGGTGGGGTAGAAGGAAACTTTGGTATGCTACCAGTATCTTTTTGCCCTACCTGTTTTAGCTGCATGTGCGACATGGCCTCGCAGTACATGGATCCAGATCAAGATGAATCAAACCCTGACTACAACGAACTAATAAGACACTTAAAAGGTATCCGACGTGTGGTAATTAATGATCAGCATGGTGGGTTTGGCCTAAGTCATGAGGCCAAAGTTAAATATCTCACACTAAGCGGTATTGCTTTTACCCTGGAGGATCAACCTGATCGAGATACGCAATTTAAAAAAGGACCTCTCATAATGGTATGTGGTCATGAATACTGGGAACGAGACATTGACAGAGATGATCCAGTGCTTGTCAAAGTGGTACAAGAAATGGGCGATGATGCCAGTGGCGAGCATGCCAAATTAAAAATTATAGAAATTCCCGCTGATGTTGAATGGCAAATAGATGAATATGATGGCTCTGAATGGGTGGCAGAAAAACATCAAGTTTGGAGTTAAAAACACGGTAAATACTAACTTATGATACTAGCATATCTTCTGTTGCTCACTGGACTTACCATCTCTGGCGTGGCAATTTATTACTCAGTGGTGGGCCTGACTGCTATATTTTCTGCGGCTGCAATACCCATTGTCATCATGGGCTCGGCCTTGGAAATTGGCAAGCTGGTCTGTGCCTCATGGTTAAAAGCCAACTGGCACCGTGCACCCGGGTTTATGCGATATTACATGACCACTGCGGTAGTTGTATTAATGTTAATTACCTCAATGGGTATTTTTGGATTCCTTTCGAAAGCACATAATGACCAGAATCTTGTATCAGGCGATGTTCAAAGCAAAATCGCTATCTTTGATGAAAAGATCAAAACTGCCCGAGAGAATATTGAAGCCGACCGCAAACAACTTAAACAGATGGATGAAGCGGTGGACCAGATCATGGCACGCTCAACATCAGAAGGCGGTGCGGACAAGGCAAACAGTATCCGTAAGAGTCAGCAAAAGGACCGTGGTTCGCTTGCCAAAGATATTGAATCCCAGCAGAAACTTATTGCTGATCTTAACGACCAAGCGGCTCCAATACGTGCTGAAGTACGCAAGGTTGACGCCGAAGTTGGCCCAATTAAGTATATCGCTGCCTTTATCTACGGTACCGCACCAGACGCCTCCATGCTCGAACGAGCAGTTACCTGGATCATTATCTTAATTGTTATTGTATTTGATCCATTGGCAGTTATTATGTTGCTGGCCAGTCAAATGACATTTGGTTGGGCTAGAGAACAAAAAGAAGAACAAGAGCATCCTACTATTGCAGAATTGGATACAGATGTTGGCGAAAAACCAACTGAAGAAGAAAAAGCCTACGAAGCTGATGATGGCCTGCCGTCAGAAGAATACATGGAGGCTTTTAGAAAATCTATTCCTGAACCACCAGAAAATACAGTAACTACATCTTCGTTGTTCCCTGAGTCAGACCCCACACTTGATCCTTGCTACCGATGCGGAACGCCGCTAATTGTTGCTCCGGGTATAGGACCATTTTGTCCTAATAAAGAATGTGATGTTTTTGACTCTACCAGTGGAGAAACTATAGAGTTTGAAAACCAAACAGATCACGACCATTGGATACAGGATCAGATTCACAATCACATCAAGGAACAACATCAGGCTAATTATGAAGAGTTAGGATTAATAGCAGACAACGAGTCGCCACGTGCCACTGGAGTCATGCGAGGATTTGGATCAGCATTTCCCACTGATTGGATTAAAAAAGGTGACATGTGGTTGAGAACAGATCGACTGCCCAGTGCCTTGTACAAGTTCAATGGCAATACCTGGATAGAAGTTGATAAAAATGTCAGTGACAGTTATGTGTATGATGAAGCATATATAGATCATCTAATAGAAAAAATAGATTCTGGCGAGTACGACCCAGACCTATTGAGTGAGTCAGAAAAAGACGGCATAGCGCTCAGACTAAACAACAAACCCACATAACATATGGCTGAATCTATTGTTCATTGCAGTTTCTGTGCCAAACACAAAGATCAAGTAGTCAAACTCATTGTAGGTAATAATGCAGCTATCTGTGATGCCTGTGTGGATTTTTGTGAAGCTTTGCTCAAAGAAAGAAAAAAAACTGCGGTTAACAACACACCAAAGACTGCACTACCAGATCCTCGAGACATAAAAGAATTTCTCGACCGTCATGTGGTTGGGCAAGATCAGGCAAAAAAAGTATTGTCTGTGGCCATTGCCAACCACTACAAGCGAATTGGTAAAACCACTGATATTGAAATACAAAAAGTCAATATCTTGATGATTGGCCCGACCGGCACAGGAAAAACACTGCTGGCTCGATCTGCTGCACAATATCTAGATGTACCATTTGTGGTGGCAGATGCTACCACGTTGACTGAGGCAGGGTATGTGGGCGATGATGTGGAAAGTCTAATAGGAAGGTTGTATGCAGCCTCAAATGGTGATGTCCAGCGTTGTCAACGTGGAATAGTATTCCTAGACGAAGTAGACAAAATAGCAAGAAAAAGTGAAAGTGCCACTGTCACAAGAGATGTAAGTGGCGAAGGTGTACAACAGGCTTTGTTAAAACTGGTCGAAGGTACCAAGTGCAAAGTACCTGTACAAGGCAACAGAAAATCCGCTGCCGCAGAAACAGTAGAAATTGATACAACTGATATTTTGTTTATTGCAGGTGGTGCATTTGTTGGACTAGACTCTATTGTAAAAACTCGTGTTCAAGGAACCAGCATGGGATTTGGTGCTAGCTTGACCTCACCTACGTTATCAGTGGCAGTCACTGCCGACGATATTGTGCGCTATGGTATGATTCCTGAATTTGTAGGCAGATTTGGCAATCACGTGCAACTGCAAGCATTGACCAAACCGCAACTGATAGACATACTGACTGTGGTAAAAAACAATTTTGTCAGTCAATACCAATGGTTATTTGATCAGGACGGAGTTTCTTTGGAGTTTGATGCAGAAAGTTTAGATACCATAGCGGATCGCACTCTTGAAACAAAAACTGGAGCTCGTGGTCTACAGACCGAACTAGAACGTGTGCTGTTGCCTCATATGTTTGACTTGCCGCGATATCGTCGTCAAAACATACTGCAAGTAATTATCGATAAAGAGCTGATAAATACACCTATGACACTGATACAACAAAATTCATGAAACTCTACGGCCGATCAGTCATTGTTAAAGATGGCAACGTAGACAAGGCTCTACGCAAATTCAAGAAAAAAATACAAGACGATGGATTGTTAAATGATTTGCGAGCCAAAGAATTCTATGAAAAGCCCACTGCTGAGAGAAAAAGAAAAAAATCTGCTGCAAAACATCGTTGGCAAAAACAAATGACTGCACAAGCATTGCCAAAAAAATTATTCTAATTCTCTTTACATATAATCACAGTTCTGGTATAATAAATACTATGTAGATGCCGATGGTCGGGTCTACATTCTAAGTCATCTTGCTTAATAAAGGAGAAAACAAATGACAAAAACTCTTACGCTTCGCAGTTTCGATATACCTCAGATCCACAAATTTGGAATAGGTTTTGACAACTTGTTCGACGATTTGATGCGATTAAATGCTCAGCAATCCACATCTAATTATCCGCCCTACGATATTGTGCAACTCAATGACGATGAGTACACAATCAGTATTGCAGTGGCAGGATTTGCACAAGATGATCTTGCAGTAACCAAAGACAAGAATCTCTTGATTGTGGAAGGCAAGCACAAAAAAGAAACCACCGAAGACGGTGATTATCCATTTACTTACTTGCACAAAGGTATCAGCGAACGCAGTTTTCGTAGAGAATTTCAACTGGCAGATCATGTGGAAATTACAGATGCACATCTTGAACTAGGTGTGTTAACCATTAATTTAACACGCGAAGTACCTGAAGAAATGAAACCAAAGACTATAGCTATTACCTACACAAAATAATATAATAATAGTAAATACACAGTGGGAGGCAACTCCCACTCATTATCACAACAGAGGAATTCAAATGTCACAATCAGATACTACCACAAAAATTCAAGTCAATCACGACATCAAAGAACCACCTATGTACAAAGTGATATACCTCAATGACAATCAAACTTCGATAGAATTTGTAATTGAAAGCTTAATCAGTGTGTTTAGTTACACCACAGACACTGCATTACAAATCACAGAAAATATACATAACGAAGGCAGTGCGGTGGTGGCGGTGTTGCCTTATGAAATCGCCGAGCAGAAGGGTGTAGAAGTCACCATGTCGGCTAGAAGTCAAAATTATCCGTTGCAGCTAAAACTAGAACCAGAACTGGTCTAAGATTACTTTATTTCTATGCGCTTAGGATAGTAAGGTCGTTGACACCATTTGGTATCTCCGCGACCTCTACAGTTATTGGTATAGCGAATGCCATTGGCAATTCGATCCACTGGTTGATGATAGTGACCAAAACACCATGTATGTATTTTGTGTTCAGTATCGTTTTCTAATGCTAGTGCTAGATGCGGATTACCGGTGGTATTAAATCGCCAACTAGAACTCAGTTCAATGTCGTGTTCTACCAGCCATGGTGCTGGTACTGTGTGTGTTACCATTACAATAGATTGCACGTCCGGATGCGTCTGCAATTTTTTTACACTGTTAATAAGATATGCAGCATCGTTATAGGCTGCAAGAGACATAGAATCAATTGCTGATACTGGAATTTGATAGTATTCTTGAGTGTGAGCTCGAGCTTGATCCAGGTCTATTGTTGGATCAAAATCAAAACTCCACCAGCCATTGGCAGCCAAAATTGCCACACCATTAATTACCACAACATTGTCACGCATGTATACAACATTTTTAATGTTAGAAATTTTGTCAGTGATTTCTTGATAGCTTTGGTCTAGATCATTGAGTTGCCATCTATGTTCGTCGTTGCCATCAATGTAAAAAACTGCTTGATAACATTTACTTAGATGTTGCAAGGTCTCCACTGTTAAATCTACTGTTTTGGCCACGTCACCGGCTACCACACAAACTGGACTAGTAGCTTGCCCGTGCCAGTCCAGTGGTTCCCATGTTTCCACATGCAGGTCAGAAATTAAATCAAATGCAAAAGTCATGATACATATTTAAAAGGAATTTTCATGAACATAATATTTGGAACAGAGCAAGCCAACAAACTACGTGAAAAATTTACAGTGTTAGAGCTTGATACTTTTTCTTTTGGAATCAATGGACCTGAAATAACTGCTTACTGTGTAGTAGAAGGTATTCCAATGGATAAATTACCATTGATTGAAAGTTGGCAACAATTGCACCAAGCATTGATAAAAAATTATCAACAACGCAATTGGAACTATTGCAATACACTAATTGATCAGTTAACAGGTGCCTGGAATTTGGAAATGGATAGTTTTTACAATGAGATTGGTAATCGTATTGCTCGATTGATAGATGAAAATCCTGGAGAAGAGTGGACACCAGTGATTGAACGGCCAATAGGCGCTTCATTCTAGTGCCATTATGGTTTGTGCTTCAGGAATACGTGTATGAGTATTACGACTACCTAACAACACAACTGTCCTACGTCCAATCGGAGTATCTTTCATCATAACAATGCAACCGCCTGCAGCATTGATAAATCCAGTTTTACTGACCCAAAAGTTGTTTGGATCATGCGCTATTGAGGGATTGGTATTTTTTATAATCAAATAAGATTTTTTTATTTGTATTTTCAAATCAGCAGTACGACTGGCTTGAACTATTTCTGGATAGTCTTTGGCTGCTGACACTAATCTAACAAGATCTTCGGCGGTACTAACGTTCATTATGCTGAGCCCAGTAGGTTCTACAAAATTAGTATGATTCATACCCAATGATTGAGCTCGTCGATTCATAGCACTTACACATGCCACAGTACCGCCTGGATAGTTGTCGCATAACACACGAGCTGCATTGTTGTCCGACTTGACCAGGGCAAATTGAATTAAATTTTTTCGATCCAGCGATCCCAGTGACTGTTGTGGATTTTGTTGTGCATCTAAGATTACTATCACGGTTATTAATTTGGTTATACTGCCGATACTGCGTTGCTCAGCAATATTTTTACCATGAATAATATTGTTTGCATTGTCTGCCAAGATCCATGATTTAGCTGTTATACCAGCGGAGAGTGCAGGAATAGCCGCAGATAATAATACTGTTATTAAGAGTTTGTTCATTGCATATGCCTTGTGTAGATATTTTAACACAACAGTCATATATTTAGCTATTACTATGTTACCTATTTCATTGGATGAAAGCTATTTACTGCTCGTTGTCCGTCTCTGACTTTGAACACACAGGTTGATTTTAATTCCAAATTGGTTATTTTGTCGCACTCGTTTACACTCAGTGTGGCTACTGCCAGGCATAGATGCTTTTGATTAAGATCGTGAATTTGGGTACAGTTATCTATATCACTGGCCAAGGCAAATATAGGAAATAAAAAAATTACAAAAGTGTAATACATCAGGTATTTACATACCCAATTACTACAAGTTATCTTTATAGTAAATGACGATTACTTGTTATATTTTTTTGCTTCAGAATACACAATGTCAAGTTGAGTTTTTGTTGGATATACTTCATTGTCATTGATTTTTAAAAATTCTGTTACAGAGCTATGTGGCAACAAATGATCCCAAAAATTTATAAATTGCTTACAACTTTTTGTGGTTGTGTACTCTTCAAGTGCATTGGCCACATTCGTTTTTAATTCTGTTACTATTTGATTATAAAACTTTGAGCTAAAAAAATGTTGTTTGTTATAGTCCGCAATCTTTTGTAATTTTGAAATTTTTTCATGGGTTTGGTCTATGCTCCAGTTAGAAATGTCCTGCATTACTTTCACAATAGCCGTTAATCTTTCAACAGGATCTTCGATAGTATCGTATGTTTCGTCAATCACACTATCAAATGTTTGAAAGCCATAACTTCTTAAATATTCCAAACTACCATATGTGGCAGCCAATATAAATGGTTGTCCGCAAGCAATAGGACGCAAAGATTTTTCAGTTAGATGTAATCTATCATCGTCAAACAAAGTTTCTAAGACGATTTCAACATTAGTATTTGCATAATCATTGATATTAAAATCTGCACTACTGGTACTAGGGGTGTTGTTTATTTTGAAATAATTTTCAAGATCATGACAAGGGCGTAACCTGGTATCTTTATATTTATAATTTTTGTAATGTATATCTTGATCCCAAAAACTAATAGATGTTTGACAATCATCAACAAGACCGTAAGAGATCAGTAGGTCAGCAAATTTTAAACGATATTCTCTGGTACCGCTCCATGCTCGGTTATAAATTAAAAATTTTTTAATTGGTTTTTTGACAATATTAACATGATTGGCATATCTAAACCAATCCAATGACAGTAATGCATGACTCCAGTAATAGATAGTCAACCAGTTTGTCTGTTGATATTTTTTTAAATTCAGTGATCTTTGTTCACTATGAATCAACAACATTTTATCGTACATCAAAGTACGTCTCAGATTAAGATTGCAGTATTCAAACGATGTTGATCTAAGTATGTTGCTCCATGTGTCTGAATGAGATGATGCATAGTTGTCATAATAATCAAAATCCAATGGTTCTTGATCATTACAATGAATAACTGGCATTAAATTGGTATCTTTCCAACTACATGGTTTTGCCAATTTTAAATCTTCGAGTTTTTTTGAACCATGCGGATAAAAACGATAAATTAGTAAAGCACTGCCGTGGATTTCTTCGGCAATATTTTCAATGAAATGATATAGTCGATCTAAAGGAATACTCATATAATTTGTGATGGTATTTACTTGTAACAATGTCTCACAGGAATAAAATATGTTATCTGACACAGTAAAAAAATATCAATTACACAAATTTTGGGACAATGAGTTTAAACAATTGACCTATACCAATGAAGAATTTAACGATCCTGACAATTTAAAACTTTGGACCAATGCTGGTTATTCAAATAAATTCACAGGCGATATGTGTGACATGCGTGCTGCACAACCTTCGTGGAATCAACGGTTTATAGATATATTTACAGGTAAAGGGTGGAAGGATATTGGTACTAGTTATTATCGGATGAGCACTGGCACAGTGTTGCCCACGCATGGTGATTTATATAAACGATATGTTGAATTGTTTGATCTTCGAGGTCGCGAACATACCATACGACGTGCTATAATATTTTTAGAAGATTGGCAATCTGGTCACTATGCTGAAATAATGGATCGCCCATTCATAGATTGGCGTGCAGGTGCTGTCGTTGAATGGCAGTATGACGCACCGCACATGGCAGCCAACTTGGGGCTGACTCCAAGATATACTTTACAAATTACAGGACATGTTGATGATTAACAGTTATAACGAATGGGACCCACTGGAAGAAATAGTGGTGGGATCAGCAACCTATGCAAATTGGCCCAGCAATGATTCTATGTTTGCACGAGAAAGTGCCAAAACTACCTGGACTGATTCGCCAGTGCCGTCGGGCCCGGTTCCGCAATGGATCATTGATGAAGCCAATGAAGATTTGGATATGCTAGCGGATACACTAACCAAGTTAGGTGTTGTAGTTCACAGACCCCGAGAAATGAATTTTCAAGAGCTAGGAGGCATGTATAATTACTGCCCTAGAGACAGATTACTGATTGCAGGAAGCACAGTGATTGATACGGCCATGATGTATCCATGCCGCAATCAAGAGATTCAAGCACTAGACTTTGTGATTGACTCTGCTGAACAAGTGATTACCATGCCTAAAAATTCTGGTTATGTGCTTGACGCAGCCAACATATTGAGACTAGGCAAAGATCGTTATTTGTTTTTGGAAAGTGCGTCAGGCAACCGATTAAGTTGGTATTGGTTGTTGAGTACACTACCGCCTACCACCAGCATGGAGATCTGCAATTTTTATTCAGGTGTTCATATCGACAGTACCATAGTGCCGTTGCGTGAAGGACTAGTATTATTAAATGGTTCGCGTGTGAACAAAAGCAATTGTCCTCAGGCATTCCGTGATTGGGAATGTATCTATGTAGATGATGTGGTGGCACAAGACTTTTATCAGTACCCTTATGCATCAAAATGGATTGGGTTGAATATGTTGGTAGTGGATCCTAATACTGTGATAGTAGACGCAGCACAACATGATCTAATAGAATTGTTGGCTAGAAAAAACTTCACCGTGATTCCCAGAACACTAAGGCATAGTAGAACATTGGGTGGCGGATTTCATTGTGTCACACTGGATCTTAGGAGAAAACATGACTAGTGCTATTACAATTGATCCTGCGTTGATTCAAAGCTTGGTTGAACAGGCAGTTGAAAAAAATATATCAAGTACTGTAGAAAATCTTTGCCAAGACGAATCATGGTTATCTCGAATAGAACACATGATTAATCAAACAGTAACACAGGAAACAGTGGCTAGAATTGGTAGTATTGATATTGGTACTATTATACGCCAACGAGTAGACGACAATATGAAAACGATCAAGCAACAGTTACTGGAAAATTTTGCCAGTACTGGTATCAATGATCAAGCTACTGCATGTCAATTGACTGTAATGGATGATACTACTGTGGTAGAAAATCGATTGACCGCCGCAGATTTAACAGTTGTTAACGGTGCCAGAATTAACGATTTATCAGTTACTGGCAGTGTTAATATAGATAACCCAGCCTGGACTACTTTGGCCGAAAACATCAGTAATACCACTCTTGAAAAGTTGTCTGAAAAATGGCAAACAGAATTGGTGCAACAAGTTGCTGAACAAATACGTGAAAAAGGTATTGAGTTTGACACAGTAACCATCGGCGGTGATTATGTTGTTGCAGGCAATACATTAAGCAAAGCAATTACAGAATCAAATTTACGATCAGTTGGCGTATTAAATCAATTATCAGTTGACGGCGAAACACATCTAAACAACACAGTAAGTGTGGTCAATGGTAGATTGGGCGTTAACACAAATTCTCCAGAATCGGCGCTGAGCATATGGGACGAAGAAGTCTCTGTCATTGTTGGCAAACACAAAGCCAAACAGGCATATATCGGCACTGCAAGAGATCAAACTTTGAGTTTGGGTGTAAATCGTACACCGTACCTTGATATCGATAATACAGGATTAACTATTGTTAAAAAACTACAAGTAGGTGTACATAAGTTCAGTCATGCTACTCAACTGCCGGGCTGGTCTGGAACCAAAGGTGATATTGTGTTTAATGCCAATCCCGGGACAGATCGTGTGTTTGCTTGGGTGTGTACCGGCTCTTATAATTGGCAAGTGATCAGAGGTGCTGAATGAATGTGAGTTGGGTACTAGCGGACTCGGCAGTGATAGATCTCACACAAGATCTTGCACAATTAAAAAATATTGGTAGTTTTTGGGGTAGTTGGCGAACCTGGCGGGCGTACACTACAGACAATGTCATATGTCATGACATGAAACAGGCTGCTGTGTTACTAACACGGCAATTTCAAAAACAGTGCAATTTCTACATACCAAATAACATTTATACCACACTGAATCGACCAGATGGGGTAAAACTATACGAAGGTAAATTTATACACGATGTAGATAGGCAAGAAGAAATTGTAGCAATGCATTTGGCAGCCGGCTACAATAACATTGTTTTATTATTAGGGTTTGATCTAAGAGATCAAATAAAAAATCCAGATAAGCTTGTTGAGAATCGAATTCAACATTACCGAAATTTAATCAAACAGGTAATTGTGAGTAATCCTACTACACAATGGGTTTTGGTAGATCACCCTGGGGACATCGGAAAATTATTTGCATCTTTGGACAATTTGACCAATGACTCAATGACTAGTGTGATCAAAATGTTGGCAGCTTGACTATTAATTATAGTTGTAGTATAATACACTATGACTACACTACAACGCATAGGTTTTTGTTGCAAATGGCTAAATGATCCCTCGGAATGTGGGGGTATGAAAGTCAATGCTGTGGACCGTGATCTAAACGGAAGATCAACTACCATGCGCTGGTTGCGCGAGCATCCAGGCGATGCTGACCAACGTCAGTGGGACATCATGAATCACAATGCCGCTGCGGCAGTGAAGCTGATTGAACGTGTGGCCACCTTGCCCGCTGAACGTAGAATGGTTCGCCTGGGCAGTGAAATGTTGCAGGGCTACACCGAACCCAATTGGATAGCCTGGTGGCAACGCCAAGAGATACAGGATCATCTTGCTCGAATATTTGCACCCATTGGTGAAACGGCACGTAGACTGGATGTGAGATTGAGCTTTCATCCAGGTCAGTTTTGTGTACTAGCTTCTGAAGCAGATGAAATTGTAGAGCGTAGTATCCTGGAATTTGAATATCATGCAGACATGGCCAGATGGATGGGCTATGGTGCTACATGGCATGATTCAGGATTCAAGATTAATGTGCATTTGTCAGGTAAAGGTGGACCTGCCAAATTTCTAAGAACTCTGGGACGTCTCACGCCAGAAGCTAGAAATTTAATTACCATCGAAAATGACGAGATATCAAATGGACTTGACGTTACTTTGGCTGTGGCTGAGCATGTGGCTTTGGTGCTGGACATACATCATCACTGGATCAACACAGGAGAATATATCACACTGGAGGATCCTCGTACGCAGCGGGTTATTGACTCTTGGCGCGGTGTTCGTCCTGCTATGCATTACAGTGTTAGCCGTGAAGATCTTTTGGTTGATCACAATCCCCTTGTTAGACCAGATCTACAACAATTACTCAGTGTAGGCTACAAAAAACAAAAACTACGAGCACACTCTGACTTCATGTGGAATCGTGCCAGCAATGACTGGGCCCTCACCTTCGGCCCTAACTTTGATATACAAGTCGAAGCTAAGGGCAAAAATCTTGCCAGTGAACAGGTATATCAACAAAGGATTGCAAATGAATGATGTAATTTTTTGTTTATCAGCAATATCGTCCCTATTGTTTTTGACATCCACTGTGATTGGATTTATGACGGTAAAGTCATATCCTCAGCTGGGGACTGTGTTTTACATACTTTTGTTAGTTGGAGTAATAGTTGAATTACCTGCTATTATTCTGCTAATTATAAAAATGTTCTAATAGATATAAGGTATTACCTGTGAATGATATAATTTTTAATATACTAGGATGGATTAAAGATGACTACCGTACTCACCCTCTTCGCTTTGGCATCGAGCTTTTGGCGTGGGCTATCAGTATTGGCTGTAGCATTACAATGTCGCTTACTGTGCCTAATCCCCCACTACTTGTTTTATATCCAATTTGGATTAGCGGTTGTGCTATGTATGCTTGGGCCAGTTACACTAGGAAATCTTTTGGTATGTTGGCCAATTACATCCTGCTGGTCAGCATAGATTCTGTTGGCCTTGTGCGAATGTTAGCTTGATGTTTTTGGCTTGCGTGGGGCACGTGGTTTAGCAGGAGTTTTGGGTTTGGCTGCAGTTTTTTTAGCTGGTGATTTTTTGACTGGCGTTGACTCAATTGGTTTTTCTTCTACCACAATCTTGTTTGGATTTTTATCGCTGACTGCCCACTGTTCTGCACTAAGTGCATGTAATCCCACACACTCGCCACTTGAGCTACGGCCGCATCCACATTTTACTGGTGCCTTGACGGCTTCTGCGCTGGCAGGTACAGGTGCTTCTACTTTGTAGGGTGCAGTCGGTTCCGGAATAACCCTGGGTTTGAGTGATAAAAATTTCTTTAAAAATGTTAGCATTTGCTATCTCCTTCTTTTTATTTACTCTAAAATCAAAAACCCTAAAAATTTGACAATTATTTGCAATTACGTTGTTGTCAGTATAAATAACTAAGTAGAAACCATGAGTATCTATTGCACAAGGAAACACACAATGTTTAAAAAAATTATCAATAAAATATTTAGCACTGGCTATCAATCTGGTTTGGAAAAATTTGTTGCCTCCAAGCAACCCAAAAGCAACGCTGAAGTAGAATTTTGGTGTAGATACTACGATCAGCAACGATATGGTAGCACACTATGAGAATAATTCGGAGATTTCTACGTCGCGCCATGATCAGAACAATTCGATCACGTCAAGCACAGGCTGCTCGCTATGTGCATGATTTTACCAAAACTTACGGAATGATATAAAAATGAACACACTCAAACAATTTTTCAACAGTATTCTTGAGGCTATTGCTGAAGCTCGTCAAGCACGACTATCACACAACGGGAAATAATCATGTGGCCCGTAAGTGATGAAGAATGGGAAAGATTAAATTACCCTGAACGATTCAAATGAAGTACCTCATTCAGGGTATTACTAAAGCAGGCGTTAAATTTCGTCCAAGCGATTGGGCCGAAAGACTGTGCTCAACACTATCATTTTGCGGCACAAAAAACCCGCCGGGAGTTATGACACCACGGTATTCTCCATATGTGGTACCTGTGACTGTAAACAATGTAAAATGCGTTGTGCTGGATCTTGAACTAGAAAACATTGAGCCGCTGGCTTGGGAATTTGCTTTGAATTTTGCACACGACAACAATTTAGTTGTAGAAGAAAACTATGTTACGCCCCAACGGAGTTTGTTTGAGACAGCTTGATACTAAATAGTAGTAATGATTGAAATAATTACTACCTTGGTGATGACACACATCACTATTATATGTGTCACACTGTACTTGCATCGTGCACAAGCTCATAGAGCACTGGACTTTCATCCAGTGCTTTCTCATTTTATGCGCTTCTGGTTATGGCTGACCACAGGCATGGTCACAAAACAATGGGTAGCAGTGCACAGAAAACACCATAGATACAGTGATAGATATCAAGATCCACACAGTCCGCATGTGGACGGAATATGGCGTGTTTTATTCGGGGGTGTAATGCTTTATAGCAAAGCTGCTCGAGATAGAGACATGGTAGAATTTTATGGCCGTGGCACCCCCAACGATGCCATTGAACAATTATATACTGC